TGGTTCGCGCTCAAGACCGGCGATCCTGATCTTGATGAGAACGACCGCGTTCGCGAATGGATGAGTGCGGTTGAGGACCGCATGTTCTCCCGGATGCATTCGCCGGGATCTGCGATTACGTCTCATCTGCACGAACTCTATCTCGATTATGCCGCGTTCGGCACAGGCGCTATGTTTATTGGCGTCGGCAAGCAGGACAATCTGCTGTTTCAGACGCGCTTCCTTGGCGAATGCGTGATCGATGAGAACGCAGAGGGCGTGGTCGATACCGTTATTCGCTGCTTCAAGATGACAGTCCGTCAGGTCGTCCAGAAATGGCAGGACAAGGTTTCACCTGACGTTCGCAAGCTCTACAGCGAAGACAAGCTGGATACGCAGATTGAACTTCTGCACGCGGTCTTTCCACGCGAGGAGCGCGACAACAAGAAGGAAACGCCGGACAACATGCCGGTCGCCTCGATCTACATCGAGCGCAAGACCAAACATGTATTGCAGAACGGTGGGTTTGAAGAATTCCCGTATGCCGTGCCGAGATGGTACAAGGTAGCTGGCGAGAAGTATGGCCGATCACCGGCCATGACCGCGCTTTCTGACGTGAAGATGCTGCAACAGATGGCGACAACGACCATCAAGGCGGCGCAGAAGATTGTCGATCCGCCGCTCCTTGTTCCCGATGACGGCATGGTCGGTCCGGTTCGCACTGTTCCCGGTGGCCTGAATTTCTACCGTGGCGAGCGCGAGATTACGCCGCTTCAAACCGGCGCGAACATCCCGATCTCGCTTGAGATGATGCAGGACGTTCGCAGCCGCATCCTCAACACCTTCTTCGTTGACCAGCTTCAGATGACCGGCAGCGCCACAATGACGGCGACAGAGGTCATGCAGCGCACCGAGGAACGCATGAGGCTGCTGGGGCCGATCCTTGGCCGCATGGAAGCCGAATTGCTTGGCCCGATCATCACCCGCGTATTCGGCATCATGCTTCGTCAGGGCCAGTTCCCTGAACAGCCGGAAGAACTCGATGGTGTCGAGTGGCGTGTCGAATATGTCAGCCCGATTGCCTTGGCGCAGCGTGGCCAGAAGGTCGAACGCGCCGTGCAGATGCTCACCATTGCAGGCCAGATGGCGGCATTCGATCCGAACGTGATGGCCCGTTTCGATAGCGAGAACTTCCTGCCGTGGATTGCAGGCGAGTTGGGCGTCGATCCAGACATTGTTCTCGATGACGAGGAATTCCAGGCCAAGCAGCAGGGCTTGCAGTCAATGCAGGCTGTTCCTGCCGCACAGGCGATGGCCGATGCCTTCGCCAAGGCAGGGCAGGGATCGAAGTCATTCGCAGAAGCTCAAGCATTAGGAGCCGCATGATGGCGAAGAAATCCGCAACCAAGCCTGACGAACTGAAAGCGATAGCCGCGCTCGCCGCGCGCTATGCCGTGGCCGATCCCGGCAAGGATGCGCGGGACGCGCTGTTCCGCAGGATGGCCGCTCTTGGCAAGAAGTAAGGAGCAACTGGCGCGGGACGCTCGCTTCCTCGCAGGCTCCCCCGAAGGCGAGCGCGTCTTTGGTGATCTGTTCGACAAGAACTTCATCTTCACCAGCACCTTCGATCCGAACCCGAATATCGCGGCCTTCAACGAGGGAAGGCGGGCCGCGATGCTCGATGTGATTTCCCTCATCGTCAACGAGTCTGAACGCTTCAAGGCAGAGAGCCTGCGGCGTCTGGCTTCCCAGGCAGAAGGAACAGAACTTTGACAGAAGCAGCGCCCGCTCCGGCGGATAACGCAGCACCTGCACCTATCGCAGAGGCCGCACCGGCTCCACAGCCGACGACAACCTCGACGGCAACATGGCGGGACACCCTGCCGGATGATCTGAAATCCAGCACGTCGCTCAGCAAGTTCGAGACGATTGAAGGGCTGGCAAAATCCTATACCAATCTCGAAAAGATGCTTGGCACGGACAAGGTGCCGGTTCCCAAGGAAGGCGACGAGGAAGGGACGAAGAACTTCTTCAAGGCAGCTGGCTGGCCTGACAAGTCGGACGACTACGGCTTCAAGCAGCCTGAGAATATACCGGACGGCATGGTCTACAATGCCGATCTGGACACGCGTCTGGCGGGCATCTTCCACGGTGCGAAGATGACCAAGGGCCAAGCTGCATCGGTGCGCGAGCAACTTATGAGCCTTGTGGCTGAAGGCGCAACCGCCAACCTCGAAGCGCAAAGCGTTTCCGAGGCTGAACGCGTCAAGCAGATGGAAGCCGCGACGACGACGCTCAAATCCGAATGGGGCGCGGCATTCGACCAGCGAGCGGCTGTGGCTGGCGCTGCGATGAACAAGTTCCTGTCGGCTGAGACGGTATCGGCGCTGGAAGCAGCTGGCCTTGGCAACAACCCGGCCATCGTGCGCGACATGTTTGCGCTCGGCACCAAGCTTGCCGGCGAAAAGGAATTGATTGGCGAGGCAATGCAGTCGCCATCTGACATGGAAGTTTCGATTGCGGACTTCAGGCAGAAGCACAGCGCGGCCCTGTTCGACAGGTCGCATCCTGACCATGCCATCCGCACCCAGGAATACACCCGGCTATTCGAACGTCGATACGCCGAGTGACAGCAGACAAGCCGCAAGGCCCTGCACTGACAGCCTGAGAGAAGGCCGACAGGTGGTCGTTAAGCACAAGGACCAGCCCGGTTAACCCGGACAACTGACCGACAAACACCCAGAAAATTCAACCCGTTACGAAAGGTGAGACACATGTCTTTCCAGATCACGACGGCGTTTGTCGAGCAGTATCGTGCAAACGTCTATCACCTTGTGCAGCAGAAAGGCTCCAAGCTGCGCAATGCAGTCCGCGTTGAAACCGTCAATGCGGAAAACGCCTTCTTCGACCAGATCGGCTCTGTCGCCGCTCAGAAGCGCACGTCCCGGCATGGCGACACGCCACGCATGGACACCCCGCATTCACGTCGCCGCGTCTCGCTCGTTTCCTACGAGTGGGCCGATCTCATCGACAAGCAGGATCGCGTCAAAATGCTGATCGATCCGACGTCGGAATATGCGACGGCTGCAATGTGGGCGCTCGGTCGCGCCATTGACGACGAAATCCTCGCTGCTGTCGATGCAGCGGCGGCAACCGGCGTCGATGGTGCAACACCCCAGGCGTTCGATACCGGCATGATTGTCGATGTCCAGACCGTATGGCCTGGTGTCACGGCTGCTGATACCGGCCTGAACATCGCCAAGCTGATCGAGGTGCGCAAGCTTCTCGGCAGCAAGGATGTTGACCCGGACGAGGATGTCTTTGTGGCGGTCAACGCCCGGCAGATTTCCTCGCTGCTCAAGGACGAGCGTGTCGTGTCGAGCGACTATAATGCTGCACTGCCGCTCACCAGCGGCCAGATCAGCAAGGTTGCGGGCTGCACGCTCATCCCGTGCAATCGCATCGGCGTCGACAGCAACAGCGATGACAAGGTGCCTTTCTGGACGCGCAGCGGCATTCTGCTGGCGACCGGCATGGACATCACCGGCCGCATCTCGGAACGTGATGACAAGAGCTACGCCACGCAGGTCTACGCCTCCATGATGGTTGGCGCGACCCGCATGGAAGAAGCGCGTGTCGGCTACATCGAGTGCGATCCGGGCGCATCGCCTATCACTGACGCGGCCTAATCCGGCAGGAAAGGAAAACAACAATGACTACTCTCGTTGAAAACCTGCCTTCGGGCACGGTGGTCGGCGGTCGCGTTCGGCGCTTCCGCTCGGTGATCACGCTGGCTTCGCAGGGGCAGGCAGCATATTCGCTGTTCCGCGTCCCTCCGGGCCATGTGTTCGCCTACGGCGTCATCACGACCGACACGTCGCTTGGCTCGTCCACGGCGGCGATTGGTACTGCTGGGTCGTCCGCGAAATACAAGGCTGCCGCCGTGTTCACGGCGACTGACACGCCGACGCTGTTTGGCAAAGCCGCAGCTATTGGCGCAGCCGCCGCAACGTCCAGCACGGTCGGCTCGTCTCCGAAGGGAACGGGCGCTGATGAGGATGTGATCCTCACGGTCGGCGCGGCTTCGCTTCCGTCGAGCGGCACGCTGGTCATCGACATGTATTTCTCGGCCACCTGAGCCGAGGACACAGCACGACACGAGGGGCGGCTTCCGGGCCGTCCCTTTTCTTTTGAGGGCGACCGATGGCAACCCAAGAACAAATTGCCAATCTCGCATTGACGCGTATCGGCCACGATGTGGTCGGGCCGTTCAGCGCGTCGGGGAACAAGGCCGAACGCTGGCTGTTCGCCAACTATTCGATGATCCGCCAATCGCTGCTTCGCGAACACGCATGGCGCTTTGCGACGAAGCGCACGATCCTGGCGCGGGATCCAATGCGCGCAATCACCGCGATCACCGCCACAAACCCGGTTGTCGTCACTTCGGCAGGCCACGGCTTTGCCAACGGTTCGCAGGTCTATCTCTCGTCCGTCATCGGCATGCCCGAGATCAATGGACGCACCTTCACGGTCGCAAACCAGACCGCGAGCACATTCGAGCTTGCCGGTGAAGATGGAACGACATTCACGCCCTACCTCTCGGGCGGCCTCGTCACCGGCTATGTGACGACGGAATTCAGCTACCGCTTCCCGCTCCCTGCGGACTGTATCCGCCTCCTTCGCATCAACGATGCCGAATGGGATGAATACCGCGTCGAACAGAATGCAGTCCTGACCAATGAGGGGCGCGTGAGCCTCGAATATATCTTTGACGCCGACGACGAGGCAGCGTTCGACGCGCAGTTCGTTGACGTGTTCGCGGCCCGCCTGTCGGCCGAAATCTGCTACCACCTCACCGACAATCAATCCCTCACCGAGCAATCCTGGCAGATCGCCAGTCAGAAGCTCTCGCTGGCCCGCACGATGGATAGCAGGCAGGGAACGCCGCGCGGCATTGATGCCGATGGCTGGCTGATGGCGCGCTACTGATGCCAGTCGCTAACTCGATGCAGACGAATTTCAGCGTCGGTGAACTATCACCGCTGCTGTTCTCCCGCGTCGATCTCAGCAAGTATGCCAATGCCTGCTACGAGTTGACGAACTTCATCGTGCAGCGGTTCGGCGGCATCAAGAAGCGCGGCGGCACAGAGTTCATCAGAGCCACCAAGAACAGCGGTTCGGCCCGCCTCATCCCGTTTATCTACTCCGTGACCCAGGCCTATGTGCTGGAATTCGGCGCGTCCTACATCCGCATCTACACGAATGGCGGGCGCGTTGAATCGCCTCCCGGCACGCCGGTTGAGGTAGCCACGCCATATTCATTCGCAGATGTTGGAGAATTGCAGTTCGCGCAGTCGGCGGATGTTCTTTACCTCGCTCACCCTGATCATGCGCCGCGCCGTCTGGTGCGCAACAGCTCCACGAGCTTCACGCTTGAGGTCATGGATTTTGAGAACGGCCCATATCTCGAACTGAACAAGACATCGACGACGCTCGCGCCGGCTGGCTACGCGTCTCTCACCCCGATCATGACGAGCGATTCCACGCCAAGCGGGACAGTGACCGGCACGATTGGAAGCCCGTATCTCGTGTTCGACAAGAATGCCGGGACGGAGGTCAGCGTCGCCTCCGGCGTGACGACCGGCTCGATCACATATCAGGCAACATCAGCGGTTGTTGTCGATCATTATTTCGTCATCGCAACGGATGGTTCTGGCACACAGTTTACGCCGATCACATGGGAGGTTGAAGCCTCCAACGATGGTTCGACGTGGGTATCGATGGACATCCGTCAGGGGGAAAGCGGCTGGTCTGGTGGCCAGAAGCGATTCTACGAGTTCGCCAACAAGGTCGCCTATTCGTACTGGCGTTTTCGGTGGCTTGGCACGGACGGTGGTAACGGCACGAAGATAGCGGAAATCACATTCAACTGCGCAGCAGTCTCCCAGACTGCATTCAATCTTACAGCTTCCAGCACGACAGGCATCAATGACGGGCAAGGGTTCCTGACCACTGATGTAGGTCGCGCCATTCGGCTCCTTGGTTCGGATGGAAAATGGCGTTGGGCGGAGATTATCACCCGTTCATCGTCTACGGTCGTCACAGTCAAGATGCACGGTCACGCCCTGCCAACTCTCTCCCCGATAGCGAATTGGGCGCTTGGCGCATGGTCGCCCTATACTGGATATCCGGCCTGTGTCGGGTTCTATAGTGGTCGGCTTTGCTTCGGGCGCACCGCTACCCAGCCGCAGACAGTCTGGATGAGCCGGGTTGAAGACTTCACCAATTTTGGCGTGTCCGATCCTTTGCAGGATGACGACGCGATTGATGTGACAATCCGGGCCGAACAGATCAACGAGGTGAAGTGGCTAGCGGAAAGCACTGACCTGGTTGTCGGAACGACTTCATCGGTGAGAACAATTGGGCCGACTTCGTCGGCGGGTGCATTCTCGCCTACCAATATCCGGCAGAAGCGCGAGACGAACTACGGGGCATCTGACGTTCAGCCGGTTCGTGTCGGGCAGACTGCGCTCTACAGCGGTTATTACCGTGTCGATGTTCGCGAGATTGCTTATTCATTCGAGTTCAACGGCTATGTCTCGACGGACCTTAGCATCCTGTCCGAACACCTGCCGGGTGTGAACCGCGTCAAATATATGGGCTACCAGCAGACGCCTGCCTCTGTTGTGTGGATGCCGACAGATACAGGCGTGCTTGCAGGCATGACCTATGAGCGCGACCAGGAAGTGGTTGCGTTCCACAAGCACACATTCCTTCCTGCTGGTTCTCTGGTGACGAGTGTCGCGACGATACCTGGCGCAGACGGCGATGAAGTCTGGCTGGTTATCCAGCGCATCATCAATGGCAGCACAGTCCGCTATATCGAGCGGCTTAACGAAGGCATCACCCAAACGGGAACACTGGCGTCGGCCAAGTTCCTTGACAGCTATCTGACCTACAGCGGCTCATCGACCAGCACATTGAGCGGTCTGAGCCATCTGGAAGGGCAGAGCGTCTATGTCTGGAACGGCACCAAACAGGGTCCGTTCACGGTATCTGGCGGGGCGATCACGCTGACGACGCCGATTACGCAAGGCATCGTCGGGCTGCCATACACCGCGACCATGCAGACGCTTTCGCCAGAGGCGGCGGCAGCGCAAGGCACAGCCCAGACGCGGGAAGGGCGCATTGCCGAAGTGTTCGTTCGGTTGAACCGGTCCATGCACGGCAAACTCGGCCCGTCCGATGGGGTGCTCGAAACCATCGACTATTCGAAATCGACCGACAATTCGGGTGCCTATGGCGACGGGTCCAGCCTGTTCACGGGCGACGTTCGCGTGCCGATCTCCATGCAGTGGAACCGCCAGAAGCGGATCAAGCTGGAACACAGCGAACCGACGCCGTTCCACTGCCTTGGGCTGGTTTCCGAGATAAGGACCAACGGCTGATGTGTTTCTTCCTGCCAATACTTGGCGCGCTTGGCGCCGCCGGTGCAGCGGGCGGCGCTGCTGCCGGTGCATCCGGTATCGGGACCGCTCTGACTGCCATCAGCACAGGTCTAGGCGTTGTCGGCTCGATTGCTTCTGGCATTCAGGGTGCGAAGACTGCTGAATACAACGCACAGGTTGCCGAGAACAACGCACAGTCAGCCAAGCAGGAAGCCGCCTACGAAGCGCAGATGACGCGCGATCAGGTGAGGCGTGTCGTTGGCGCGCAACGTGCAGCAGGGGCGTCCTCTGGCCTCAATATCGAAAGCGGAACGCCGGTTGCTGTGTTGGGTGATACGGCCAAGCAGGGTGAACTCGACGTGCTGGCCCGTCTCTATCAGGGCAACGCGGCAGCTACAGGCTTCATGAACCAGGCAGCGCAGTTCAGGGCTGAGGGCAAGGCGGCGAAAATGTCAGGCTTCATCAATGCCGGAACGTCGCTCGTCGGCGGAATGAGCCAGTATGCCAAGCAGCGCAGGTTGATGTACTAGCATGGCCCGCTTCCCAACCTACGAGCGACAGGTCGGCGTCAGCGGTGGCGCTCGCATGCCATACATGGACAGCGGGGCATTGACCGGCCCAGCACGGGCATTGGCAGGCCTCGGTGGGGCTGTTGGTGACCTGGGCGACCAGTTTGCCCAGATCGCAGCGAAGTCAAAGAACGACCAGCGCAACGCTAAGAAGTCGCACGACACGTCGCAGGCGATGATTGATCTAGAGCAGCAGAATCGCGAAGCGGAGCGGGCAGCGACTGGTCGCGCCGAGAACTTCGCATCCGATGCTGACAAGCGGTTTGAAGACTACCGCAAAAGGGTTGTGGACGCGAACAAGGACGACCCTGAATATGTTCGCGGCTTCAACGCGTGGGCGGATGATTACCGCGCCAAATATGTCAACCGTGCTGCCACGTTCCAGGCCAGTTCAGAAGTGGCGCAGCGCACCAGCGACCTCGCCACGTCGCTGACCAATTTCGAGCAACTGGTCTATTCCGATCCTTCGCAATACGAGAACGTCAAGAAGCAGTCGGAAGCCGCGCTGAACGCTGCGAAGTCATGGCTGACGCCTGAACAGGAAACCAATCTCCGCGCCAAGCATGAGCATGACCTGAACCTGGCGCGCGCCAAGGGAAAGGCTGATGCCGATCCTGCGGGGTTTCTGGAGGATGCCGGCGTCACAAGAGCGGGTTCACCGAAGTCGGCGGCAGACGTGATCCGTCGTTTCGAGGGCTTCCGCACATCAACATATTGGGACGTAAACGCGCATCGGACGGGTTACGGTTCCGACACGATCACCAAGGCTGACGGGTCGGTCGTCCGCGTCCAACAGGGGATGACCGTTTCGCGCGCCGACGCAGAGCGCGACCTGCAGCGTCGCATTGATAAGGAGTTTGTTCCCGGCATTGTCAGCAGTGTCGGCAAGGATGCGTGGGCGCAGATGCCGGAAGGGGCCAAGGCGGCACTCACCTCGGTGGCCTATAACTACGGCAGCCTGCCGAACCGGGTGGCGCAAGCGGTCACGACCGGCAATGTGGAGAACGTCGCGCAGGCGATTGAAAGCCTCAAGGGTCACAACGGCGGGGTCAATTCTAAGCGCCGGCAGCAGGAGGCGGACCTTGTTAGAGGCAAGGACATTGGCGGCCATTCAACCGGTCCGGATGTTGCGGGCCGATCGGAATACGCCGGCCTGTCCGTCGATGAGGTCCGCAGCCTGACAAACAAGGCTGAAACCTCGGTCAATGCAGAGTCCCGGTATCTGATCGATACCGCTGCGACCAACGCACCGGCCGCCATCATGAACACCGGCGCATATACCGGGCAGATGCCGACGCCGGACGATTTCTTCCGCGCCTATGGAGAGCAGGGCGGGGCCAAATACCGCGAGTTCTCCTCCGCAATCGATACGAGCCAGCAAGCCTACCAGATGCAGTTCATGTCGGCGGACGAGATCAAGGGGGCTGTCGAGGCCGCCCGGCCTACATCGTCCGGCGATAATGCGGCGGTTGAGACCGGGGCATATCAGTCCATCGTCAAGGCCGCTGAGCAAGTTCTGAAGGCGAGGGAAGCCGACCCGTCGGCGTATGTTTCGTCCAACTTTCCCAAGGTCGCAAGCGCGTGGGGCGCCGCGCGGCAGAGTGGTGACTACAGGGACGCGATAACGGCTACGACGGCAGCGCAGCGCCAGTTGGGCATAGAGAACATCAAGCCCTATCCGGGCGATATCGTGTCTGACGCTGTTGCGAAGTTCCAGGACAAGGAGTTGTCCGAGCAGGAGCGAGCGGACGCCGTGTCTGGCTTGCTTCTCGCGACGAGCGACCCTGAACAGCGTCATGCGATCTTCACTCAGATGGTCGCCGCTGGTCTGCCTGATATGACTGAGGGCGCATTCGCAGCGATTGAACGAGGGGATCAGGCTGCTGGGCGCAGGCTGATGCAGGCTGCCTTGTTCGACCCTTCAAAGATGCCGGGCAAGGCACCTGAGACACCGGATAGCATCAACCAGCAAATCCAGACCGATATCATGGACGAAGGCCAGATAGGCGACATTTACTATGGCCTTTCTGGCGGGCAGGTTGAGAATTTCGAGCGTGCGCAGCGCGACGGAAAGCTGCTCAAAAATGCTGTCGAAATTCGCCTTCGAAATGGGGAAGCTTTGAACGCTGCGGTTGCCGGAGCCTCCAAGGATCTGTTTGGCGATGTCAAAGCCGTCACCGGCGACAACCGGATCAACGCGCAGATTGTGGTGTCCTCTGACGCCAATGAGAACGCCATTCTTGATGGGCTGGCATCCGTCGCACCGAAGGTCCGGGCTGCGCTTGAAACGACACTTGCCCCGCAGATTACGTTGGAAACGAAAGATGGTTCAAAAGCCATCTATGACGCTGCCACGCAGAACTACATCTCCGATGTAATGTCAGAAGGTGAGTTCCGAAACATGGGCGGCGGATATGTATTCGTTGATCCATTCACTGGCGGCGCTGTTGCGGGTCCAGACGGAAAGCCTCTTGTATTCACTGACGACGATCTGAAAGCGACAGTCGTGCCGCAATCCGCGCCTGATGAAAACTCGGACGAACTACGAGCTATTGAAGAACGCGCCAAATCCTCCGGGCAGTTCATGTGGGGCCAACAGTGAGCGTTTATGGCTTCCGTGGTGGACCGGAATATCGAGCGGCCAGCCAGCAGGAACAACTTACCGCGGCGTTTGATCGGCCAATGTCGATGGCCTCGACCGCTTGGGATCAGGCCAAGGGTGGCGTGCTGGAATCGTTCGGGCTTGGAACGACCATTCGCGAGATGACGCTTCCGCCGTCCGCGCCGGGCCGCTGGTATGGCGACACGGACCAGTCCTATGCGGATCGCCGCAAGGACTACAAGACGATCACGGAGGAAGAATACAAAGCCTCGCCCTATTTCAGGGACAACGTGCCGTGGGACAACGGCATGACTGAGGATAGGGCGGCCGCGCTTGCGACTATGTATGACGCCAAGCGGGTCAGGGAGTATTTCGCGGAGAAGCGCCCGATCACGGCATTCTTCGGCAACCTGGCTGGGCAGGCGACGGACCCGATCAA